GGCACTCGTAAACATTCTCACTGGAATGGGAGTTCCTTCGAGAGACAAGACAGTTTCTACGGCAATAGGCGCAAAGGCTTTCCTTGGAGAAGCAGAACTTGAAGCTCTCTACAGCCACGGAATCCCTCGCCGCTACGTCGACGCCATCGGCGACGAGATCCTCCGGCACCACCCCACGATCACCCTCGGCACCGATGACGAGGCCAACGCCAACGATCTGATCGCCGGGTTCGAAGAGTTCCTGAAGGCGACGCAGTTTCACCACGCCCTGGCCGAGGTCGTCAAGCTCCAGCGTCTCTACGGTGGCGCCGGCCTGGTCCTGCTGATCGACGACGGCCTTGACCCAGCCGAGCCTGTCGAGCCTGAGCGCATCCGCGCCATCCGTGGCTACGTGCCCCTATCCCGTCACGAGCTGATCCCCGAGGACTTCTCGATCACCGATTACTCGAAGCCCTCGCACTACCGGATCACCACCAGCCAGCGCCTGACCCCCGACCAGCAGGGCTCCTACGTCAACGTCCGCATCCACAGCAGCCGGATCGCCCGCTTCGACGGCCTGTACCTGCCCTGGAACGTCCGCGTCCGCAACACCGGCTGGGGCCAATCCGTCCTCCAGCTGATCTGGGAGGCGTACAAGCGCTACGAGTCGGCAATGGCCGGCCTGGAGTCGATGACGACGGACGCCGACCTGTTCGTCCACAAGATCCCCGGTCTGTTCCAGCGCATCGCTTCCGGCAACGAGGGCGATCTGCGCAAACGCCTCGAAGCCAACAGCCTCAGCCGCTCCGTCTACGGCGGCATGGTCGTCGACGTGGAAGAGGACCTGCAGTTCCTCAACCGCGCCCTGAGCAACATCGCCTCCGCCACGGATCCCTTCATCAAGGACCTCCAAGCCGCCACTGGCTGGCCGGCCTCGATCCTGATGGGCGACTCCCCCGGTGGCCTCGGCAAAGAGGGTCGCTTCGAGGAGCGGGTCTGGGCCTCCCTGGTCGAGCAGTGGCAGGAGGTCTACTGCCGCACCCCGATCACCGAAGTCTTCCAGTACATCTTCCTCTCCAAGGAAGGTCCCACCCGAGGCCGTGCCCCGCGTTCCTGGACGGTCCACTTCCCCAACGTCTTCACGCAGACCGAAGCCGAGGACGCCGCCCTGCGCCTGCAAATGGCCCAGGTCGACGCCCAGTACATCAACCTCGGTGTGCTGAACCCGCTGGAAGTGCGCGAAGCCCGTTTCGGCGGTACCGAATACACCCTGGAGACGACGCTCAACCCGGCGGTCACCGAGCAGCTGATCGCGACCACGGACGCCCAGTTCCAGAGCCAGATGATGGGCTACGAGGCGCAGGCTCAGGCCGCTCTCGTCCCGCCCGAGCAGCCCGCTGCTGAACAGGAAGACCCCGAAGAACCCGAGGACGACGCCCCGCAACCCAGCCCAACCGCCAAGACCGACGCCTTCGACCGCTACGAAGCCCAGGGCCTACGTATCCACGTAACGCACCGCAGCGGTGACATCCGCGCTGGTTACCTCGTCGGTCCCGATGGCCAGCGCACCGATGCCAGCAGCTCGGCCCCGCTGATGATCTTCGGGCCCAATCGCACCCGGGCCTACAAGCTCTACCGAGCCCGCTTCGCCTGCGACGGCGCCCTCGTCGACGGGCCCTACGCCACCGGCTTCGCCTCAATGCGCGCCGCCCGCAGCGCCGTGGCGACTTTCTTCCCTCGGCAGACTGTGGCAGGGCTCTCCCCTGTCCCCGAGGGCGAACTCGAAGCACTTCGTGCCGGTTGGGAGGCGTACTGATGGACAGCCAAGAGCAATCCACCATCCGCACCGCGGCTTACCTGGCAGCGCAGCAGCGCAACGACCTGCGAGGGTTTGCAGCGACTGGCACTGGCAAAACCAATCGCCGCAATGTTCAGTGCTTGCCTCCCAATGTCAAATGTGGTGGGCGCTGCATCCCTCCGAACTGGGATTGCCGTCTCAAAGGGCAGGGCACCAATTCAGAACTCCGTGTTCACAGCTTTGACCCTCTGAAGGGTGCCGCCTCTGTCCAACGCGGCCTGACCGAAGTTCGTCGTGGTGTGTTGCAGGGCAATCCAGCCCGAGTTCAGCGAGGCCGTGGCGCCATCGAGCGCGGTGTCGTAAAGCTCGTGCCCGGCAACAATCTGGAGCAGAAAAAACAGTTGCGCCAAAACCTGGAAAAGCATGGTGCTGCGATTGGCGCTGTGCTCGGTGTCGCAAGCCTTGGCTACGCCTTCCGAAAAGGCATCAACAACCCCACGTTCCTGCGCACCACGTTTGGCCGAAACGTCAAAACCGCCATTGACGATGGCGTCGAGCGCGTTTTGGGCGCCGTTCCCATCCTCGGTCCTCGCCGCCAAGCAGTTCAAGCTGCGGCCTCGGGTTTCCGCGATCAAAACGCCTTCCAGATTGCGCGTTCCACCAACTGGGGACCGACTTCTCAGGTCGAGCGGCTTCGAGATCTCAACCCCGCAGGGCTGGCGGATACACCCCTGACCTCAACGCACCGCAATGCCCACAGCGCCCTTTCGAGCGCGCTCAACACCGTCAACAACAGCCCTTCCAATAACCACGCTGAGTGGGCAGCACGACATCGCGCTGCTTTCTGGAATGCCAATGTCGGCCGGAACAAGGAAAACGTCTTCGCTGAAGCCTCAGCTCAGAGCTTTCTCCAGCGTCAGTTCAGTTTTTCGACTGCCGATGCCAAGGACACGTCCTCGATCAAAAGGGCGCTAACGAATTACTTCACCGAGGAGAAGCAGAGCCTGACCGCTCTGGCCAAACAACAGGGCTTCGGGATTGGTAAAAAGGCCCTGACCGATGACGAAATCACTGATTTCACAACGCGCCTGGCTCGGGCAGGTGGCTATGGCACTCAAATGACCGAGGACGTGCAGAAACACCTGAGCGCCGTCATGAAAAGTACGCCCAAGGGCACCACTGATCGGCTCTACAGCGCCACCGTCAAAGGCTTTGACTCCTATTACAAGGAGCTTGGAAGTATTTTCTCCAACAGTGCTGGTGCTCCCACCATCACCAAAGAGCAGCGAGCTGCTGGGCTTAGTGAGCTGATCAAAACTGCCGATACCGTTCGTGGACGCTACCTCTCCAATCAACTGGGCCTCGGCGCCCGCATCGCTGGCGAGGGGCATAGCGAACTGATCAGCAGCGCTTTCTACGCCACCCGTGTTGTCGGCACGCGGGGCAGCACCTACTCCGTAACCGACCGCCTCGCAACTCAGGCGGCCACTGAGTTGACTGGACGCCGCATCGGTCCTGCCGAAGCGTTCGAGGTGCTCCGCACCGAGTTCGGCTTCACCGGCATTCGTCGTGCTCGGGGCAGCAGCGCAGGGCGCAATCGTGGACGTCGTTGAGCGCTACAACCAGGCCCTGCGCACAGCCGAGGACGGCACGCTGCGCCTGCTCAACCGCGTCCTCGACACCAGCTTCAACAACCTCGTCCGCCGCGCTTGCATCCACATGCGTACCGGAGCCGCTGACCCCACGCAGCGCAACCTGGCCCTTCTCCAAGAGTTCCGGCAACTGGTCCCGGCCTACCGCCCCGACCGCGTCGACGCCTACGACCGGATCTTCCGCAACCTTGTCCAAACAGCGAGCCGCTACGGCCTGACCGTCGCCGACGAGCTCACCGGCCTGGTGCAAACCGGCCCCCGCGTCGCCGCAACCATCCCCATCGAAGCCGCCTTCGCCTCCGCCGCCCAGGCCCGGGGCTTCCTACGCAAACACGGTGAGACCTTCGCCAGCAGCGCTGCCGAGATCGTCACCCAGGGCATCGTCGAAGGCCGCGCTACCGACGCCATCGTCCACGACATGCGCTCTCGCCTCGGCGTTGTGAAATCCCGCGCCGACGTCATCGTCCGCACCGAAAGCCTGCGGGCCTACAACGACGCCTCCAACACGTACTACGCCGCCCAGGGCATCGATCTGGTGATGTACTACGCCACGGCGGATGACCGCAGCTGCGCCTATTGCGCCCCGAGAGCGGGCCAGATCTATCGCCGCCCAGAGATCCGCGTCCCCCTGCACCCGCGCTGCCGCTGTTACCTCGCCCCTTGGACAAACGAGGCCGACAGCCTCGACCCGGACTACGCAGCTATGCAGAAATCGCATCAGCGCGATGTAGCCCGTGCTTTGGAAGCAACGCGCATCGAGCCTGTTGCCCTGAACAAGGCCGCCGTCTTCGAGCAGATCGCGCCGGTTCCGCTCTAACGGCCCTCCATAGCCTGGCTTATACAGCCTGGGCGGACGCGCCCTGCTCGCTATGCCTGCCACCAAGAAGTCCGCCGCCTACGAAAAGGGTCTGCGCGAAGGCCGCGCCGACAAGAGCAAGCCCTCCATCGAGATCGAAATCAACCCCGAGGGCGAAGAGGAAGAGGAGATGGGCACCGAAGAGATGGACGGCGCCAAGCCTCACTCCCGCAAGCGCAGTGCCAAAGGCGCGAAGAACACCAAAGCCCCGATGGATGCCGAGTGCGGATGCATGGGCAAGGGCCGTAAGGGCAAAGCCTCCTGCGACGGCAGCTGCGGCAAGTCCATGAAGGACGGCAGCTACGCCAAAAAGATGGACTGCAACGATGCCCTGAGCCCGCAGGAGTACCTCGCGGCCTGCGATCTTGGCATCCAGCACCGCTCCCGCGCCTACATCCGTTCTCGGCTCGACGCCGCTGAGCGCCTGGACCTCAAGTGCGGTGCCGGCTCGATCTCCGAGGGCGAAAAATGCACCAAGGGCACGGCGCAGAAAGCTCAAGCACCTCAAGGTAAAGGTGGCCGCGTCCGTGGCGCGCTTGAGAATGCAGCAATCATCGCCGGCGGTGCTGGCACTGCATTCAGCTACGGACAAGTGGCAGTCAATGCACTGCGTGGGAACTTTGCCGGGGCCTCTAAAGCCCTGCAACGCGAAGGTGCATTTGCGTCTTTAGCCGGTGCGGGTATTGCGGCAAAAGGAGCACGAACCAAAAACAAGGTGCTTCAACAAGAAGGACTGAAGACAATCGGAGCTGGAGCAACAGCTATAGGAGCCGGTCATCTGCTTGGGGGTGGCTACACCAAAGGACTCAGCGTCCCTAAACCATCGACCGCAGGACTTAAACGGGGAGTCTCAAATTTGGTAGGTCGCGCCGCCGCTGCCAAGAGCAACGTCACCTATCGCACAGCCAAATCACAGTTCGAGCGGATGTACAACCGCCCCGGCCGCCGCGACTCGGTCTACGCCGCCGGCTTCTCCCCCGAGCTCGACCAACTCGCCATCTGAGCCATGGCCCTGACTCCGGCCACCGTCCGCATCGACGCCTGCTGGAAGGGCTACGTCCAGGTCGGGATGAAGCGCAAGGGCAAGCGTGAGGTGCCCAACTGCGTTCCCGCCTCCTCGGGCGTAGCCAAGCCCCGCGCTCAGAAGGACACCGAGGACGACAAGAAGTACACCAAGGTCGTCACCAACCCCGAGACCGGCCGCAAGAACAAGGTCCGCTATGGCGCCAAGGGCTACCGCATCGCTCCTGGCACTGACAAAGGCGACCGCTACTGCGCCCGCAGCTTCGGTGACATGAAATCCGAGGGCTACGACTGCTCCGGCGCTGAGAAGAACACCCCGCTCTGCTTGTCCCGGGCGAAGTGGAAGTGCTCCGGCAAGACCAGCCGCCGCGATGCCGATGGCCAAGCCTGCGGCCAGGGCCACATCGCCCGAGGCAAGACCTGCCACAAACGCGGCGCCTTCCCCACCGGTAAAGCCATCGCCGCTGGCCTGACCGCCGGTGCCGTTGCAGCCTTGACCTTCAAGGGCAGTCGCAAGGCGATCCTTGGTAGCCCCGCTGCACTTCGCCGCACAGCGCAACGCGCCGTCACCGAGGCCGTCCACAAAGCCACCGCCCCCGACCCCTCGATGCGCCTGACCCCCAAGGCGTTCAACGAGGCCAAGAAAGCTCTCAAGAACACCGGCATCCCCGGTGGCATCCGCCGGCACAACCTGACCCTTGAAGCGCTCCGCCGCAAACACGAGCCCGGCTACCGCAAGCCTCGCTTCCCTGATCGGCGCGACAACTACATCCACCAGTACGCCACGACCTACATCGATCCCGCCCGCCAACGCCCATTCGGAACACCGCTGGGCTGACCTCCACACAATGAGCTCAGTTCCCCGAGCTCGTGTGCAGGACAGCGACGTGAAACCGGCCCGACCACCCGAGCACGCCTACACCCGCATCTGGTTCTGGAACCTCGCCGGGGCCCAAACCCTGCTCTGCCCCGTCCACGAGGCCGCTGACATCCGCCAACGCCTCCTCTCCGAGGGCGCCATCGTTTGGCACACCGAGGTCTACAACGCCTAGATCCCCTCGATCAATTTGTGGAGCGAAATGCCATAAAGCTCGCTTAAAACGAACAGCTTTGTAAGTGAGATCTCAACTTCTCCCTTTTCCAAGCGGCTATAGGCAGCTTGACTGACACAAAGCGCTTCTGCAGCCTGCATCTGTGTCAGTCCAGCATGCACCCTTAAGCCTTTAATGCGACGACACATCGCCAACTGCCTGTGGATGGCCACAGAGATCTACTCGCTCACCGTTTAAGGCTACTCATTACAAACAGGACCCGTAATGTGGTCCCATGGAAACATCTGTTTCTCGCTACGACTTCGCACCCATTACGGGAAGCGAAACCACCGAGGAGGGTTACCTCCGCGTTTGGTGTCGTGCAGCGCGCACGGGCACGCAGCTCTATCGGCGTGCAGATGGATCCCAAGTCCGGGAATATCGCCCCCCTGAGGAGGTGAGCAGCCCTGACTCGCTCTCCACGTTCGGCATGAAACCCGCAACGTGGGGTCACCCGCCCGTTCTTCTCGACGCCGCGAACACCAAGCAGTACCAAATCGGCTACTCCGGTAGCCAAGTCCGGTACAACGACGGTTTCGTGGAGGTCGCCCTCGTCGTCACCGACCAGGACGCCATCGAAAAGATCAAGCGCAAAGACGCCACCGAGGTGTCTGCTGGCTACAAGGTCGATTTCGACCCCACCCCCGGTCTCACCCCCGAGGGCGAGGAGTACGCCGGCATCCAGCGCAACATCCGGGTGAACCACATCGCCATCGTCCCCCGCGGCCGGGCTGGCCCGGAGGTACGTCTCCTTCTGGATCGCATGGATGCGGCTGACGCCGTGGCCTTCGACTCAGATCTGGCCCGAATTCCCGGGTCGGCGCTCCAGCCCTGTACACATGAATCTCCCGTTATGGCCACCGTCAAACTTGACGGCCTGGAGATCGATCTGCCCGCAGAAGCAGCAACGGCGGTCCAGTCCTTCGCACGGGACATGGAGCGCCAACTCAAAGCTGTTACTGCCGAGCGCGACGAGCTGAACTCCAAGCTCGACTCGCTCCAGGGCGACCTCGACTCCATCGCCTACGAAAAAGAAGCCGCCGAAGGCCGGGCCGACGCTCTCGAAGAGCGCATGGCTGAGCTGGAGAGCGGCTCTCCCCGCATCGACACCGCCGAGCTCGACCAACTCGTCGCCGCTCGTCTGTCGACCCTGCAAAAGCTGGCCCCCGCCTTCGCCGAGGACTTCAAGTTCGACGGCATCGACGACGCCAGCCTCTACACCCAAGCCTTCGAGAACCTCACCGGCAACGCGCCGCGTGAGGACGCTGAACCCGCCTACATCCAAGGCGTGGTGGACGGCATCCTTGCCGCCCGCTCCGACGAGGACGGCGAAGAAGGCGAGGGTGAAGAGGCAGAAGCCGGCGAAGAAGCTCCCGAGGCTGAAGGCGACGAGCCCGAAACCAAGGAAGACCGCGCCGACAGCACCGCTTCCCTCCGGGACGCCCTGAAAGGCGCCGGCCGTGGCACCGCCTCCCCGGTAGACACCTACCGCTCGCGGATGGCGGATGCCTGGAAGCGTCCCCTCACCGCCACCAAGTAAGGAGCACCTTCCATGGCCGTTACTTTCACCGCCACCACTGTCGCGAACCCCTCCGGGGCTCAAGGCAGCTACCCCCTCTCCCTGATCAAGGGTCACGAGGGCATGCTGGCTGACCTGCAGGCTTACGTCTGCCGCAGCTACCGCAACCAATCCGGCGCCGCCCTCCCCTACGGCGTTCTGGTTGCCACCGACAACACCCCCACCAGCAACGACCCCCTGGCCGTTGAGATCGCGACCGGCACCACCCTGATCCAGGGCATGGCCGTCAGCTCTCAGGTCCTCGAGGGCGCCAGCCTCGGCTCCAGCTACACCCCGGTACCCACCCCGGTGTACAGCGACGGCCGCTACGGCTACCCCGACAAAGAGACCGTAAACGTGGTCTCCAAAGGTGTTGTGTGGGTGTACTCCACCGCCGCCATCGCCCTCGGTGATGCCGTGCGTTTCTTCAAAGCTGACCACAGCGGCACCGTCGCCGGCGCCTTCCTGGGTCGCTTCACCAAAACCGCCGTTGCCAACAAGACCGTCGAGATCACCGCAGGTGCTCGCTGGCTGTCTGAAACCTCGGCTGCCGGCCTGGTCCTGCTGGAGATTGACATCCCCGGCATGACCTACTCCGCCGACGCTTGATCACGGAGCTTCCTGCCATGACCACTGAAATCCGTAACGACGAGGTCGGCGTTTTCCTCGCTCGCGAGCTGGAAACCATCCTTGCTCGCACCTTCGAGGTCGAGTACGCCGACATCAAGTACAGCCAGCTGATCCCCCTCTCCTCCGAGGTCGGGAACGGCGCTGACTCCTTCACCTATCGCGTCTTCGACAAGCAAGGCTCGATGAAGGTGATTGGTGACAAAGCCCAAGATCTGCCCCGCGCTGACGTGCTCCGCAAGGAAGTCACCCTGCCGGTTCGCAGCATCGGTGGCTCCTTCGCCTACACCATCCAGGAAACCCGTGCCGCCGCCATGGTGCCCGGCATGAACCTGGAGCAGCGCCGTGCCAACGCCGTGCGCCGCGCCTACGAGGAGAAGGTGCAAGAGATCGCCTACTTCGGCGACTCCGCCTCCGGCATGAAGGGCTTCTTCAACAACGATCAGGTCGACAAGACCGTGCCGAACAAGTGGTTCGACACGGCTGGCGTGACCACCGACGAAATGCTGGAGCTCCTGAACGAAGCGCCCACCCGCCTCGTGCAGAACTCCAACATGAAGGAGATGCCCAACACGATGCTGGTGCCCTACAACGTGTACCGCATCATCTCCACCACCCCCCGTTCGACCACCTCGGACACCACGGTGATGGAGTTCTTCCTGCGCACCAACCCGATGATCAGCTCCATCGAGCCGATCAACGAGCTGGAAGCCAGCAAGTCCAGCGGCGCCCTCTCCAAGGACCGCGTGGTGGTGTACGACCGCAGCCCCGACAAGCTGCAGCTGCACATCCCCCAGCCCCTGGAGTTCCTGCCTCCCCTCCGCCAAGCCCTCGAGTTCAGCGTGGCTGCCCACGCCCGAATCGGTGGCCTCGCGCTCTACTACCCCAAGAGCGCCATGGTGCTTGAAAAGGCGTAATCTTTGCGCCTTTTCCATCCCAGACAGAATGGGATGGCACATCATCTTCACCCAGTCATGATCATCGTTTACCGCCCCGAGCTCGAAAACCCCCCGATGGACAAGGAGTGTTCCATCGGCTTCTCGTTCGTCGGTGGCGGCGGTCTCTCCGATCACATCCAGGTCAACTCAGGCGTCACCCGTGACTTCCCCGAGCACATCTGGAACCAGATCAAGGACTACGACGTGGTCAAAAACCTCCTCTCCCTCGGCGCCCTGCGCATCGAGACCGAGGAGCCGACGGAAACCAAAGCTGCTCCACGCGAAGCCAGCGACTCCATCGCCGACATGCCCATCACCCAGGCCATGAGCCTGATTGAGGACAGCTTCGACCTGGAGCAGCTCCGTCGGTGGGACGCCAAAGAGTCCCGCATCCGGGTGAAGAACGCGATTGCCAAGCGCATCAGCGCCATCACTGAAGGCAACGGCTAATGGCTGTCCCCTCCGCCAACGCATTTCTCCTCCGCTTCCCCGAGTTCGGCGAGCAATCGCTCTCGGTGATCGAAGGCGCGTTGGCCGAGGCCGGTCGCACCACTCCTGCGACCACCTGGGGCACCACCCACACCGAGGCCGTCAGCTACCTGGCCGCCCACCTCTTGGCTTCACGCACCATCCAAATCGGCCTCCAAGTCGGCACTGCATCCGGCTCCCCCAGCGGGAGCCTGATCGAGTCGACCCTCTACGGCCAGGAGTACCAAAGGCTCCAAAACAGCCTTCCCCTCAGCGGTTTCGCCTGGTGAGCCATGGCCATCCCGGCATCCACCCTCGCCAACTACGCCCCCTGGGGTAACGCCCAGCTGGCCTTCGAAGTTGGCACGGGGTTTGCCACGACGGATCCCGCCACCGGCAACGCCATCCAGACCACCGAGACCCTGGAGTACCTCGCCGCCTTCACCCTCCAAGCCCCCAGCTGGAAGCCCGAAAGCGGAGTCGACTCCACCACCTACTCCTGCCGAGGCCGTCTACTGAGCCCCGCGATCCTCGATCCCCGCATCACCAACGGCTCCCAAGCCGACTGTGTGATCAACGGCTACCGAGGGCGCTTCGAGCTCATCTTCGACCTGGCGATGGACAGCGCCCACCGGCGTGACCTGCGCCAATCCATCGAAGGCACCTTCCGCGTTGTGGGGGGACCGACCTAATGGCCCGCCCCCAACCGCAACTCAGCCAAGCCCTCGAACTTGCCACCGCCCAAGCGGTCCGCGAGCTCGGCACCTGGCTCGACGCCCGCTTCTCCGAGGAGATCTCCTCCGTGAAATGGGAGTACCCCACCCCGCCCCAAGTGCGGGACATCGTGGACACCGGCCGTCTCCGCGCCAGCCAGACGCGCACCGTCAACTCCGACGGTTCCGTCACCTTCACCTGGCCGGTCGACTACGCCCAACAAGTCCACGAGGGCGGCGTATCCACCACCGGCATGCGCTTCCCGGGCCGCCCCTGGACCAAAGCCCCCCTTGAGGGAGCCGCCTCCAAGTTCGGCCAACTGCTGCGCTCTGCCTTGGAGAAGCAGCAATGACGATCTCGACCCACTGCCCCCCGGTTACTGCTCTTCGGAGCACCCTTGAGCGCCACATCCTCGATCTCTTCGAGGACGACGGCTCCACCCTCAAGGCGTACACCGCCTGGCCTGGGTACTACACGCTCCCCGATACCAGCCGCGTCCCTGCGGTCTACGTCGCCGGCGCCACGATGGTCCCCTCCAACTGGGCGATCACCGGCATCGAGTGCGTCATCGAGGACGTTCCCGAGATCACCAGCCCCGGCTCGATGAGCGGAGTCCTGTCCTTCGAGACCTGGACGGTCCGCTTCACGAACTACGGCACCAAGGAAGGCACCCGAATGCCGGTCTCGCTGCTGGACATCAGCCGCCGTCTGGCCCGCGCCTTCCCACGGGACCAAGTCACGTACATGGCCCGGACCGAGGTCACCTTCGAGGCCCTCACGGCCCGCATCCGCGGAGCCGTTCTGAACCCCCCGATCCCTTAAGGAGTCACCACAATGGCCGACTACGCCATCGGGCTGTCGTTCCACAAGGCTCACCGGACCATCGTCCGTGCCGTGGACCTGACACCCCCCTGCCGCTACTTCGCTTCCCGCGACGCCGCCGGCATGATCACCCTGCCCACCCTCGACGCCGGCTCCAGCTACGTCGAACTGCAGGGCATCACCCAGACCAGCTTCCAGATCAACGACAACAACCAGGAGTTCCGTCTCCTCGGTGACGACGGTTGGATGGACAGCGTCATCACCGGTTCCTCCGTGCAGGCATCGGTGACCGCCTACTTCCTGAAGGACGCCGAAATCCCCGCCGGCCAAAACTGCCCCACCTTCCGCGGCAACTACGACGAGGGCTTCAACCTCATCCAGAAAGCCCGCTACAACAAGGACTTCGAGATCTACATCGAATTCCTGAAGGAACTGGGCCAGGCCAACGGCTCCTCCGGTAACTACATCTACGACTTCACCGGCTTCAACGCGGTGATCCAGAACTACCAGGAGTCCATGAACGCCGAAGGTCTCACCGAGATCACCTTCGACCTCATGTCCCGCGCCCGCCCCGTCTTCGGCCGCTACGACGGTGGCTCCACCCCGATCAGCTTCGGCGGCGTCCAGTCCAGCCTCTTGTTCACCGCACCCTCCAGCGGCACCCGCCGCTACGCCGTGGTCCCTGCCGACAACGCTTCGGCTGTGGTGGTGGGCAACGACCTGACCGTGACCTACACCTCCGACGGCACTGCCGCCCTGACCCAACTGGCCCTCGGCCAGACCGATGGCAGCGGCTTCCGCCTGGAAGTGGCCTCCACCGGTGCCAAGGTCGACGCTGCTGTCACCCTGGCCAGCAACGTGGTGACCATCAACCCGAGCGCGAACCTCTCGGCCGCCACCATCTACCGCCTGCGTGTCGCCGACGGCGCCATCACCCAGGCTGTGGACGCCAACGGCAACGCTTCTGCCTCTGGCATCAAGCGTCCGCTGCAGGGCTTCACCACCACCTTCCGCACCGCCTGATCCCGAGCGCGGTTCTTTACCTCCAGGCCCCGAACTCCGGGGCCTTTTTCATGCCGTCATGCACCACGATCTCCTTCTCAACCCGATCAACACGGTCTACGCAGTGAACTGCCGGGTAGAGGGCTCCACGCTCCACTGTGGTGCCCTGTACCTGGAGCCCCTGATCCCCTCACAGCATATACGCCTAGCGTATAACGACGCTAGTCTGGACGTAGAACTTCCCCTTGAGCTGCTCAACCTCCCGGACGCAACACGAGCCTGGGAAGTAGACCTCCCCCTCTGCGATGAGTAATTAAGGGCGGCTCCCTCCTCTCAGCAGCTGCGACACACGCACGCTTGACACCCCGAAGTGCTGGGCTAGCACCCGAGTTGTGGCCTGGGTCTCGGCGTATAAGCGTCTCAGCTCATCAACCTGAAAATCATTAAGCACAGCTCGTGGGTGCTGCTCGCCTCGACAAGTTCGTCCATGCTTTTGCCTGTCGTCGGCATTCTCTTGAGCGGTGCCGTAGACGAGGTTCTCAAGCCTGTTGTTGTCGACATCTCCGTCTAGGTGACGGGTGACAAGGCCGCAGGGCCTTTGGCCATAAAACGTTGCTGTGACAAGCTTGTGGACAGCGACATAGCATCTCGTACCTTCTCGGCAAAGGATCACGCCCCAGTAGCCCGTTGTCATCTTGATGGGCTTCAAGATGACACCTTTTCGGCATCGTGTGACAGAGCTGAACCCCTGAACGTATGTGCTGACACGATCTTCAGACTTGATTCGCCCGTGAGAGGAAGCCTGGTAGAGGTCTCCCCACTCCGGGATAGGCTTCCAGATTTCCACACAGCACATCCCTACAGCGCCAACTCTATACGCTGAGCGGATATCGGCGGTACAATTGGTTCAGCACACCCGCCGCTATGTCGAAATACGCCAGCCTTCTCTTCTCCCCTGAGAAGTACCACGAGATCGGCCCCTTCCGCTTCCCGATCTACAACGATCTTGTGCCTGGCGAAGCAAAGGGTATCGAGGAAATCTCACGGAAGCAGTCCAAATCCACCTTCCGTTCGATCAAACTCGCACAACGCATCGCAAAAGACAAAGGAATTAGCACCAAAGAAGCCGTCGACCTCCTCAGCCAGGCCGGCGAAGAAGCCAATCAAGACCTCCTCTACGACTACGCCAGCGACCTCGAAGAGCTCCAGAAAGACACCATCGGAGCTGTCGCCCAGCAGGTCGCCTTCGTGACCCTGTTCATGCGCTACCGCGGAGAAGCCAAGCTCCCAGGCGCCGACGACTGGTCCAAGCTCCCCGATTGGAGCGAGGACGACACCGAAGCCATGCCAACCAAAGTCATGGAAGACGTGTTCTCCCTGATTCTCTGGGAGCGCGATGGCTGGCCGGAGCCTGACGCGGGAAACGATTCGGAGGCCGAACCCGAGTTCAGCCCACCCCGGAAGAAGTCCTAGCCGAGGCCGAGGCGCACCTCCGCTCCCCGATCACCAACTGGGATGCGATCTACGTGCGCCTCCGCACTTCCGCCCTCGGAGCAGACTTCCCTGCGGAGCGTTTCCTACGCACCCCAATTAGCACGGTGCGCTGGGTCTTGCGCGAGCTCGACGATCAGGAAAAAGCCCAGGCGAACATCAACGCAATCACCTCAGCGCGCCTGACCAACCTCGTGCTGCAGGTTGCTCACGGCTTCTCCAACTCCAAGCGCGCCGCACCCAAATCAAAGCCCGAGGACTTCCTTCCCTTCCCCAACTGGAGACCCTCCAACCAAGAGGCCGACGGCCCCGATCAGCCAACCAAATTCATCCTCAGCGAGC